CGCGTCAATGGCTCCCTTGATGCCGCTCGATGTCACGGGGTTGGCTGAGCCAGCCGCCGGTGCCGTGTCGAATGTCAGCACGGGCTGCTTCGTGGCCAGAGCCGCGTCAATCTCTGCCTTGGTGTAGTACGAGGCGAGAGCCGTTGCGATGGCCTGATTCATCTGCGCGGTCGTCGAGTATGCAGCGAGTGCATTTGCGATTGCTGCGTTCATCTGCTCGGTCGTAGAGTACAGCGACAGGTCGATAGATGTAGAGCCTATCTGCTCCCACTGATATACCACGCTGCCGCTCTGCTCACGGGCGATGGTGATAAACTCGTCGCGCGTGTTCAGTGACAGTGGCGTCGGAGAAGGCACGAGATAGATTTTGTTCATCGTCAGGGCTGAAGCCGTTGGCAATGTCTCCACCACCTCGTAGGTGAACTGCTTCACGGTGTCAACCAGTGCCTGCACCTCCACCTTGGTATAGGTCTGATTCTTGGTGTAGTAGTTCACGAGGTTGTTCACGCTGGCCGTGATGAAGTCGGCAATGGCACGGCTGATGCCGTCAGAGGTCACGGGGTTGGTACTGTTCGGTGTCGGCGCGTTGTCGAATGTCAGCTTGTCCTGCTTGGCGGTGTTCAGGGCCGACTCTGCCTCGCGTGCCCTCGTCTCTTCTGAATCCACAGCCTGCTTGATGCCGTTAGACGTGACGGGGTTCAGCGAACCGAGTGCAGGGGCATTGTCGAATGTCAGCACGTTCTGCTTCGTTGATCCCATCTGGTCGATGGCGGTCTTGATACCACCCGACTTCACAGGGTTCTGACTGTTCTGCACGGGAGCATCGTCGAAGGTTAGCGCGTCCTGCTTACTGTTGATTCTCTCTGAAAGTGCCTCGTCAGCATCCTGGCGGTTAGCCTCTTCCTGTGTGATAGCAGACGAGTTAATGGGCACCTGATTCAGTCGCTGCTGCATCGTCTCAGCAGTCATCTGGAAATAAAAATCTTGTTCTGCCATAATCGTATAGTTTTTAATATGTTAATAATCTGTTTATGAATTGCGCTCACGCTTACGGGCTCTCAGTTGTCGGCCTGTAGAGTCGAAGAGGAACAGGCCAACGATGTCGCGCAGGTAGAAGTAGAGCGAGCGCAGACCGCTGACACTGGTACGGATGAATGTCACGTGCTGACCGTCGTAGATATAGTCGCTACCCATGCGAATAGGCATCTTGTCGGCTCCGTTCACGAAGCACACTGGCACGCGCTCCATCTCCGTGCGGACATCATCAGGATAGTCTGAATCGGGCACATAGGCAGTCACCTCGGCCTTCACGATACCTATCATGTCCTTCGTGTCGAACTGGATGAAGAACTTGCCGTCCTCGTCTTGCAACAGGTCGCTTTTTGGGATCACGATTTCTTCACCCTTCATGCCCCAGTACAGACGGATGGTGAAGTCGTCGTTGCGCATCGAGAAGTCTTCGTAGTTCACGATGACCTGGTACTTCGCGCGTTCACCTTTTGGGATTACATTTTTAATATCAAACATACTATTTTCTTTTTTGATTGTTTACTAACCTGTCACCTTCACATTCGGATTCACGCGATGCACATCCTTGCGCACACCGTCTGGGAAGTCCTCGTCGGGCACCATCTTCGTCAGCTTCAGCATGTAGGTGCCGATACCGAGCTTGTCGGAGTCCACCAGCACAGCATAGCCATTGGCCGTCATCACGCAATCGTTTTTGGCAAATGCAACTTTCTTGTTCTTCTCGTCATCGTTATACACCTCCAGCGAGAAGTCGATATCGGCAAACTCGGGCGTGCCGTCTGGCATGATGCCGCCCACCTGTATCTTGATCTGCGAGCCGACAGTGTATGTAGCGATGCGCAGGCAGCTGCCAACGCCACCACTGCTCAGGCGCATGTATGGCTTCACAAGGATGTCGAAGCCGTAGAGCACATAATACATGTTGGTCGGTTCCGCTGGTGTGCGGTGCTGGTAGCTGTTATCCACCAGCATCAGCGTGGCCTGGCGGATGGGCGCAGGCACTTCGCCGTAGGTTTCGAGCAGTTCCTGATACGACCTGTTCAGGTAGTTCAGCACGGTGTCTTCGGCTGACGACCCGTAGAGGTCGAGCACATCGTCCTCATCGCTGTAGGTGATGCGCAACTGCTTCTTGATGTCTTCAATCGTGAGCCATTTCATGTTGATTTCTGTTGATTTCGCTTTTTGTCTTTACAACTCTGACAAAAAGCAGTTGGAGGTTTACTTCGTGTTTTTCAGTCGTGGCAAACAAAAAGGCTCGCCGCTGCGAGCCCAACCAATAATAAAATACTAACTACTAAAACAATTAATGATTTTATGAAAAAACTACTGACTTTTGCCCGTCGCGGGTTTATCGTTTCAAGAGATTGTCGATGACTTGTCGGCGGTTTCGGCCGTAAGGTGGAGCGACATACGAGACGTGAATCCAGTACGTGCCGCTCTTGTCGTGCTCCCAGATGAGCTGGTCGAAGTTCAAATGCGTCTTGATCCAGTCAAACCACTTGCGGCCTTTCTTCATATCGCCGTCGATGCAGAGGTCTGCCGCCTGGCCTTTCGTGTGCTGGCTGTTCGAGACTCCTCCGACGGCTCTGTTCAGCCGCTCGCAACGGTAGCCGCTGCTGATCCTGATGGGCTCGTTCATCGCCTCGCGGAGAGGTTCGAGCACGTAGGCAGCGATGTACACCAGACAGATGATCTGCTGTACGTTAGGTTTGTTGTCTATTCCATTCGCCTTGGCGGTCGCCGAGGCGTAGAGCTCTTCAATCGTAAAGTGCATGGTTACGGGTGTGGGCATATATTTATGTTCTTATTTATCCAAAAACGTTATTCTGTTACTGAGTCTTTTTATCTAAATCTCATTATCAGGCTCGATGTCATGCTGCTTCGCCTCTGGGCGGATAGTATTCTCAATCTCCCCGCTGGGCGAGATGGTTACGGGCACACGGATGGCGCAGCCGTCCCGTCCACACAGGAAAGGGCGCATAAAGGCAACCATTCGGCTGTTACGTGCAACCTCGAATTGCAAGTCCCTCATCGCCTTCTCCAGCTTGTCCTGACGTTTGCGCAGGTCGTCGCGCTCCTGGCGTAAGTGTTGGCGGTCTTCCTTCAACTCTGCGATGTACTGCTTCTGCTCGTCGTTGTACTGCTGTTGCGTTTCGAGGTTCGCCTTCAGGTCGGCTGTCAGCTGCTGGTAACTGTCCTGAATCTCTTTTGTCAGTTGGGCGTTGGCCTGCATCGCCTCGAACTTTGCCTTCTCTGCCTCGGCTTCTGCAGCCTTGGCTTCCGACTTAGCTTTCGCCCGCTGCCACCGCCATGTGAAGAATGCCCCGCCACCGCCACCAAGCAGGAGGGTCACGATTGCGATGATGTTGTCGATAGATAGGATGTCTGTCATTTCTTGATGATTTATAAACTTACAAATCATGAGAAACGACGTTGTGGGTTTACTCTGTGCTTTTCAAAAAAAATCCCCGAAGGCAAGAAATGAAGTATTCGAACTGCCTCCGGGGTGCTTATGTAACTTTATGTGCTAACCCGTCACGGGCTTGCGAGTTGCCTCACGGCAAGTGAAAATCAAGGGGACAAGTCCATGATCGCTCATTTTGAGCGAATCACGCGACCTGTCCCATTGATTCTCCTTTTGTTCTTGTTATCTAAAAAATTTTGTGCCATACGTTGCAATTCCTCACATGTCATACTGCTTATCTTTTCTAAGTCGAGACCTTCTGATTCCGTAAATTGCTCAAACTCGTCTCTCGATTTGAATGGCAGTATGCAATATTGTTTATTCCTCATTTTCATTATCTTATGTCCTTATGTTCTTATTATCTAAAAACGTTATTCTGTTACTATGTCTTTTCATCTTACCGGCAGGAACTTCTTCAGCTTCCACGCCACGATGACGATTACCACCATCAGTGCGATGATACCGATCCAAATCAGCCCCTTCTGCCACCACCCCAGCGGCTTCTCCACATACTCCGTCACTGGGTAAGGCTGCGGGATGGTGTCGCGCACAGACTGGTAGAGCGTGTCGTGAACCTCGCACTCCACATACTTCGTGTGCCACTTCTCTATTCGGATGGTGTCGCCATTCTCACTCACGCGGATCGAGTCGTGCAACCATATCGAGTCGCGCTGGTGCTTCGCCACATACGTCGTGTCATGTGTCACCCTTTCAACCGTGATATACTCGGTTTTCGTGCATCCGCACACCACCGCCGTCACCACCACCGCAAAAAACATATTTATTGTCTTTGACCTCATAATCTTTTGTTCTTTTGTTCTTATTATCTAAAAAAAACGTTATTATGTTACTCTGTCTTATTATCCGCCCACGACAGCCCATGCTTCGCCAGTAGATCGTCGAGGCACTCCATCGACTTCTTTCCTGAATCACGGAATTTCAGCCAGTCCATCCTACTGAGCTTCGTTAGGTCGCCAAGTGTCTCGATACCCTCACGCTTGCAGATGTTGTATGCACGGATACTTAAGTCAGCCTTGCACTCCTCGATGGTCATGTCAAGAAACGGATTGCAGACTGTCTCCTCCTGTTTCTCGTCCTGAACCTCATCAAT